ATACTTATCTTCAGGGATTGTTACATAATGTTCTTCAAAAAGACCCTTCATTCCTGAAAGGAATGATTCAGTCATCTCAGTTTTAAGTCCTTGCTCTACAGCAAGCTCATTTTCTACCATCCACTCTTGAGCAACATACTCAAGATAGGAATCTACTCTCTCTTGAAGTGAACCTTTCAGTTCTTCAGTTGCTTCAGTAATTCTGGCAGCATACTGAGCCTCAAGAGCCTCTTGGATTTCTTTGACTTTTGCTCCAAGAGCAGCTTCAAAGATTGTTCTTGCTTTCTCTTTGAATTCCTCAGAGAGTTCTTCACCACCAAAGAGGGCATCTACATCCTCTTCAATATCATACTCTTCAACTGTCTCTTGAGATTCCTCTACAACTTCATCAGTGATCTCTTGATCTTCTTCAATAGTTGCTTCAGTATCTACTTCCTCATCTTCCTTCATACCTTTAGGCATAGGATCAGCAGGCTTAGCACCTTTGGTAACTACATCCTTGACAGTGGCAAGCTTAGGCTCTTTGAGCTTAGCAGAGTCATCATCAGGTTTGTAGTTATAAGGTGTTGGTCCTCCAAGGTCCTCTACAGAACCCAGTTGTGTTCCTGGATCAGCCATAGTGGGCATAGGATCAGCAGGTTTCGCATTGGCATTCACAGCAGTCTTGGATTGCTTTGTGCTTGCCTCCATTTCTTGTAAATCTCCACGAGACATTTGAACTCTCCGATTACCTTATTTAATCTATATTTATTTAGTAATTTAACAACCTCAAAGGTTATTCAGGAACTTATTGAAGAGATCTAACTTCTTCTCATCAAGTTGTTGTTGAGTGACAAGTGTGTTAATCTCCTTGTATGTTTTTGCAGCATACTTCTCACGAAGCACACCACCATCCCATACCCAATCCTTTCCTTCCATGATTCCTTCAACAAATGCATCAGGTGCTGAAGGATCAGCAACAATATCAGCTGCTGTTGCCAGCATGAAATCATCACCTACAACATTAACTCCCTCTCTTGTAGGTTTGAGAGAACCAATGCCTCTGGATGAAACACCCAGTTTGACACCTTCATCAATAAGATTTTGTGCAATCTTGCCCATAGGGGTGCCAAGAATTTTTGCTTTACCAATAAAATTGCTTCCATTTTCTCTCAATGAAACAATCTTATGTGATACTCTGTCAAGGTTTACAGTTGGTCCATCTGGATGTCCCAGTTCACCAAGTGCTCTACCTGAGTTTACATGGTTCTCAGTGTATCTTTGGACCTCTTTTCTCAGAGTCTCCATTGGATACATTCTGCCATTACGATTTTTGATGTCTCCTTGCAGGAAAACACCCTCAATATACATTGATTTCTTGCCATTTCTTTCTTCTACAAGAAAATCAACTGATTCTATTTCTTCTCTGATTAGTTTCATAGTACCTCAGGAAACTTGAACTTGTTGGACATATGCTGTGCCTAGACCTGACACATGGAATTTAAGTGACCCTCTTAATTCAGCATGTAAACTTGAATCAAAAGTATCAGTCACAGATGCTGAATTATGATCAATGGTAATTCTTTCACTGAAATAACCTGATGGTCCAGAGGAACTATCAATTGCAGTGACAAGTTTATGTGTGAAATTGAAGTTTGTCTGACCAGGTGCAGTTAAAGTTACTGCATCACCAACACCAAATGGTGATCCTGTTCCTTCAGGGAAATCAATGATTGTTGATGTGCCAGTAGTCACTCCAACAACTCTTTGTGAGGATGGACGTCCAATGGATATCTCCTCTGCTGCTGTTGTTCCCACATAGAAATTCAAGTCAGTGGCTGCAGGATTTGCTCCAAAAGCAATATGAACTCCATCAGTTTTAGCAACTACTCTAATGGTGTCACTTTGATGTGGGATTGGTGATGACGTTCTACCAACGCCAGGACCATTTAGTATAGTATTAACTCCAACTGGATTTAAGGCGCTCATTATTCCTGATTGACATTGTCTATATTACTTATTTAGTAATTATTCCTCTTCTTCTTCTGCCTCTACTTCTGTTTCAACTTCTTCTTCATCATATTCTTCTTCTGAATCACCAAACAGTGATGCTGCTACATCTGGTCTTGTAGCTTCAATTCTCTCTGCTGATTTAGCAAAAAGCATGTCTTTAATAGCGTCACTAATTTCTGATGGTGATTCATCTTTGACTAGTAAATCAATTAATTCTTCCATGTTCTAAAAAGTGTTTACTTGGTTACTAAAATGTATTTATATCTCACCACCAGATGGTGTTTCAATTTCGTCTCCAGAAGCTTCTGGTGATTTGGGTGATGAGGGCATATTTGGTGGTTGATCAATAGCACCAGTTGCAGTATCTAATGGTTGACCAGTGGCAGGATCAACTGGTGCAAAAGGATCTGGTATTATTCCTGCTTTAATTTCTGCATCAATGATTTGATCTTGCTCCAGAATTTCAGTGTCAGTTTGACGAAGGATCTTCCTTCTTACATAGTCTTTAGAATAATACTTACCAATATATGGTTCAGCAGTAGCAGCAAGATTTAATCTTTCAGTCAACAGTTCAGCATCCTTTAGTTCTGCAAAATGATTATCATATAAGAAATCATATTGAATATGATCTGACATCATATCCCAATCTTCTGGTGTGATGATATTCTTTAGAACTAATTGTGTCTTAAGGATATCATTGAAGAGATGTGAGAATCTTTTTCTCAGTCTACCAACAAACTTACTGAATTTAATTTCATCTCTTAAGATTTCAGATGATCTACCAAGACTAAATCCACCCTCTCCCTGCAGTCTTGTTTCAGGAACATTCAGTGATCTGTAAAGTTTCTTTTGGAAGTAATTGATATCAGTAATTTCACCAAGATTCTGACCTCCAGGTAGAGTTGTGATCTCAGTTCCTCTGCCACCCTCTCTTCTTGGAAGCCAGAAATCTTCCATCATGGACATAAACTTTTTGTCATCTCTGACTTCACCAGTGTTTGCGTCATAAACCAGTTTGTTTCTATAACGCATCATCACATCACGCAGATATTGTTCTGCTTTTACTTTTGGAAGATTGCCAACATCAATATAGAAGATTCTTCTTTCAGGTGCTCTTGATAGTCTATAGATTACCAATGAGTCTTCAATCATCATCAATTGATTCAATGGTTTGATGGATTTGTGCAACCAAGATAACGTTGCACCTTTATTTCTATCAACTAATCCTGAGGTACAATAGGTGACTGAATCACGTGTCATCTTCACACCTTTTGATCCACCACCACCATATGAATTACCTGCTCCTCCAGTATTGCTTTGTGGAGTATAGATGAAGAATTCATCTATTTCAGGAAACTTATAAGTTTCTGGATCTGTCTCAGCACCAGGTCTCTGAACAACTTGTAGTTTGTCTTTATTCTTTCTTATCTTTCTGACATACTTCATCTTTGATGAATCAATATATCTTAATTCTTGAATTCCTTCTTCTGGTTTCTTAAGATCAATTACTTTATTGTAATATAGTCTTCCATCAATATACCAATTTCTGAATATCTCATGCGCTTTCTTATCAAAATCAAGTAATTCACAAACATACTTGAATTCTTCTCTAATCTTCTTTTTTATACCATCACTTGCATTAAGATTAGAGAGTTCAATTGTTACAGGACTATCATCTGTATCTGATACAATTGCTTCATTAACAATATCTTCAATAGCACTATCACATTCTGGATAAAGTGCCATTGACCTGTATCTTCTGATAAGATCTGATTCTGTTTTATATACGCCTTCAATATCCACATACGAACCAAAAAACCCAGTGCTTACGTAATGCTCAGAACCATCCTGATTATTAGGTGGAACTGGCGATACAACACTGGGTGGTGTCTTCTCTGAATCATCAATAGAGAATCCAAATAATCTTGCCATTATTACAATACTAGGAGTCTGTGCTCCTAGTATTTATCAATCATTAGTTATTAGAATTCTGTATCAACACCTGCTAATGAACCTGCAGCAGGTACAGAACCTTTATTGCTAATAAGTCCAGCAGAAGAATGCTCTGTAAGACCATCTGCTTTGTAACCAACAACATAGTATTGGAACGCAAATGTTACAGTAAATTCTTCAATTGTGTCAGTAGAATCATAGCTGAGATCAATAGATGAAATCTCAGTTGGGAACATATCAATAAATGTATATGACTTTAAAGCAACACTTCTGTCACCTTTTCCAGCTCTGTTATCAGTATTCTCAAGTGCATTGCCTCTACCAAGTTGTTTAACTTGGGCATTTGCCATATAAGATGAGGGGTTAGAGATACCAGTTCCATCATCCAACTTGCTGATACCATTAGCCCACTTTTCAAAGGCATTTCTCAGTCTGAAGTCCTCATCATTCAGGATGGTTACAGTCCATGGCTCAAATGTTCTATCTCCAGCAACCTTTAAGATTCTACCTCTAAAGGGAACAGGAATTTCAGAAACATTGGATGAAGGCAACTGAGCTGCCTTACACATGAACTGAAAATCCTCAGTTTCTGGTTTGCCCCATGGTGTTTCACTATACTGATCCAAAATCCCTTGAGGGAAGTTTGGCATATTCACTTCAAATAGATTGGGGCGTGCGCCCCCTCCAGCTAGTTTGGTCTTAAATTCAGTGATTGTCTTTGTCTTTGCCATTTTAAATGTCCTCCTTTGTTGTGTTTAGTTTAAATCAAACAGACTCACTAAAAGTGATTCCTGATCTTGTGGCAACAAAGGTCAGGTTGATATAGTTAATTGACCTAGTAGGTTGAATGAAGATGTCAGCTCTAAACTCATTGTTATCAATAACAGAAGGGGTATTATTGGAAGAGTCACAAACAACTTTGAAGTTTTCAATTCCTCTATTTGCCTGAATATCTCTCAGGAATGGAGTTACAATATTGACAAAGTTGTCTCTTGTGTCACTATCATTAATTTCAAAGAGTTGAGATTGAGCTGCACTCTCAAGTGCTGTTTCAACTGCAATGAAGAGTCTTCTAACATTGATTCTGTCAAAGGCAGAAGCATATGAAAGACCAGTCTTATCTCCAAAGAGGATAGGACCAGAACCTTGACTTACAATTGGGTTGATTCTTGCAGAATAGAGTGTATCTCTTTGATCCTTACTAGGATTGTATGCAAGTTTAACAGCATTATTCAGAGCACCTCTTTGTGATCCAGCAGGTGAGAACCAAGGGAATGAATTAATTCCTGTTCTAACCATGATGCCTGCAACATCACCATTACATGGCAGATATCTGAATTCATCATTAAATCTATCATAAACATACTTGTATCCAGAATCAAATACAGCAAATGATGAGGAAGTAAGAGCAGAGAAGAATCTCACAACATTGGTTGTTTGTGTTGTGCTGCTTGTGACATTAACAACATTTGCTCTATGTGGTGAGATTACAGCAAGACAATCCTTTCTTGAATTAGCAAGAGAAATAAGGAGATTTGCTTTTGCTTGTGACTCAAGTTCAGTGCTGCAGCTAGGACCCATCAAGAGGAAATCAACTTGCTCTTCATCCTTATTGCTGTATAATTCATATGCTGTCTTGAGGTTTCCAAGAGTAGCAGTCATCCCACCATTGGCAGAATAATCAACACCACCAGCTAATGAGTATGTGACAGCACCAAGTCCAGAGAAGACTTTTGATTCAGCATTTTGTCCCCAAAGACCAGATGAAGAGGTATTTGCTGTATAGTTAGCAGAGAAACCAGATGCTGTAGGAACTGTACCATGTGTTGTATCAGCATCAACTGAAGGATTATCTCCAACAAAGATATATGATGAATTGTTGGAAATATACTTCTTATAATATGATCTTACTGGATTTGCAGCATCAAATGTGGCATCTGCTGCTTTTGATACTCCATTATACTTCTCAAGGATGTTACCTTCAGCACCAGTGATTCCACCATTGTCATCAACAACAGCAATATTCATAGTGTCAAATCTACCACCTCTTGTAGCAGCATAATTACTTGTTCTTGGTCTTGGAGCAATACTCTTCCAAAGAACTGTAGAATTTGTTAATCCCAGAGTTTGTTGATCGTACCAATCAACTTGAGCAGTTACAGCTGTTGTAGCAGAAGCAACTGGTGAAGCATCTGTTCCAGTATTGACAATACTGATTGTTCCTGATGATGGGAATGATGCACCAAGATTGTTTGGTTCATAATCTATATTAGTAACAGTTGTTCCAGTTCCTGATTGCTCTACTCTAGAAACAACTTTAACATCAATTGTGCTGCTGCCATCTGAAATTGTGTTAATTCCAGTGATGATTCCTTTAAGATATCCTGAGAATGTAGAAGTTGTTCCACTTCCAGGAATAGTTGTATCAATTGCCATGGTAACACCAAAACCAATGGTGACACCAGCACCAGCAGGGTTTGCAGTGTTGATTGTCAGTCTCTGATCAGCTTGAGCATCAATCTGACAAACCTTGATTCCATTACCCCATGTGCCAGGATTTCTGGCAGCATAATAGTACTCAGTTGACTCTGAGTATGATGCTTCATAATCATCAAAATTCTTAATCTTCAGAGAAGAAGAAGATGCTTCATCAGTTCCAGCATTGGCATTGTTTAGTGTTGTTCCATCTACTCTTGTGACAGAAAGAACACCACCATATGACAGGAATTCTGATCCAGTCATCCAATACTCATACTGTCTGTCAGTAGAGATTGGTTTTCCAAAAGTATCAATATACTGCTGTTGGCTTGTAATTCTGATTGGTTCTTCTACAGGACCTAATCTAAAAGGTCCAGCAAGAGCACCAGTAGTATCGACAACATTTTCAACTCTTCCTACAGTTAGGTCAAGCTCTCTGACTAGTACGCCAGGAGACAATTGAGGAGTTGCCATATTCTTCTCCTTAGTTCTCAAATTTTACTAAAATTATTTAGAAATTATGGCACTTTGAGTGGGGAAACATGGAGTGAACTACCAATCTGGATAGTAAATATCAACGGTTTTATCTTTTTTCTTGGACTCAAGTATTCTTTTCACAGTACATATTTTACATTCATAAGAGTATGAAGATGGCACAGCACCTCTGTTTTTTCTTGTCCTGTAAAATCCATCTACTAAATTCTTGATTTCTCCACATGTTCTACACTTTCTATCATTAAGAAGTAAATGACCTAATTTTAGTTGACCATCAATATCCATCATCTATAATCCCACATGTGTGACATATCACCATACTCATCAGTGTACCATCTGTCACCTTCATTATCTACAAAACTTGTAGTATCAAGTCCATCATTAATAAATCCAAATGGTGCCATGTCCTGTTCTATTTGATTTTTCTGTTCTTCATACAATCTTTTTCTAACATCTTGGTCTGTTAGTTCTTTGAAGTAGTCTTGTGCTACTAACCATGCATAGATGACTAAACACATTGCCAGGTCATCATTACAACCCTCTTCAGCCTCAAATGAATTATGTTTTGATACAAATGTTGTCAACTCAGATATAATTTCATAATCATTGAAAATAAGTTTTTCCTCTTCAATTAGTGTCTTTAAATTCAGAGACCCAACTTTTTTAACAGTTTTAGACATCTTGACACCAAGTTGTGTCTTGCTGCCAGAGAATCCTTGTCCTACAATCTGACCTGCTCTACCTCTCATGGAACACATGAGTAGATTTTGATATTCAAGATCATACTGTAGAATACTTGCTACTTGGTCACCAATATCATTCACCTCACATAAGATAAAAGCCTCATTATATTGTTTAGCAATCTGATAAATGATGTTTGGGAACAACATTGGTTTAATATCATTATTCCTGTATTTTGCTACAACTTTATGGGGAAACTGAGTGATATCAACAACTATAAATGCTGAGTAATCCTCTCCAACGCCTCTTGCCACATCAACTGTGATGGCATAATCACAATCTTCTTTTACTTGTTCATATACATCAAGACCTGCATTTGATTGCTGAGGATTTTCATAAACAAGAGTCTTGAGTTTGCTTGGGGCAACAAGAGTGTCAATAGATCCTAAGAATTCACACTCAAACTCAATCTTAAACTGTGCTTCTGAGGTATTGGCAATAGTTTGTTTCTTCCATTTCTCATCCCTTCCTGGAACCTCTGACCAGTGAACATCAGTAGGAATATATTCATTGGTACGATTCTCAGCATCATGCCACATTCTGTAGAAGTGGTTCATGCCATGAGGTGTTGAGACTATGATTACTTTTGTGTTTTTACCAGAAGTAATAGTAGGATAAACAGATGCAAAGA